TATCGAATGCTTCCAATTTTGTGACATCTGATTCCGCTTCAACAAGTGAGCGAATCTCAGTTAAGCGTGCTTCAATTTCTTTACGTCTTTTTTCTAAATTCATGATTGTTTCTCCTTTTAATTTAGTAGTTTGTTTTGATACGGATCTTCTTTTTCATCACTTCAACATGCTGTCTCTGCTCTTCTAACTCCATAGCCTTTAGTTCTACATCCATAGACTCTAAAGAACGAGCATATATACTAGTTGAATCGTAGGCTGGCGTGTCTACCACTGAGACATCATAGAGCCTTCCGATTTTAGTGATGGTACGTTTAGGGATTTTGCCTTCCTTATTCCAGGACTGTTCTTCAACAGTGAAAGCAAAACTCATCTTATCAAGTAGGCCACTGCGGACCATCTTATAGATGTCTTGGTTCGATTGGGTGTCGACTAACTCAGCTTGTACTTTTAGCCCAATGTTATCGACCGATAATGTCAGTGATTTATTCTTAGTTCGAGCGATGATAAGGAAGGAATCCATATGGTTGTATTTCATAGGGACATCTTTCATTTGGGTATTTTCAAGAGCTCGATGATCTATAGATTCAACGAAACCATAATCTTCATTTCCGATAAGTGTTTCCTGGTTGAACACAATCGCATAACCTTCTAAGGTCATCTTACCTTCAGCTTCTTCAAACTTAACATCCGCAAGTCTTGTTTCTTTAATCATTGTTTCTCACCTCTATTTTTGGTTTGTTAGGTTTCCCATCAAGGGTGTATTCAAGTTCTGAATCCTTGTAGTGAAAACTTGTAATCTTGTTTTCTTTGCAAAATTCATCGATAATCTGTGATTTTACTTTCTGCGTTTCTAGAATCACTTTGAGTGCTTCTTTTGATATCGTTCCATTAACTGTGACTTTCATCTTTGTTCTCCTCACCAACTTGGTATTTGTTTGCCTTATCCGCATCCACAAAGTTGAGCGATTGCAGTCGCTTGTTTCCACCCTCAATAGGTTCTAGTCCAAGCAAAGCTCTGGATTCATTTAAGGTCATGATCCCTAGGCTCATCAGTTTTTCGATGGCACTCACTTTTGTATTCCAGCTTGCATACTGCAATCGTTCACTATAAAAAATAATCTCTTCACCACGAGTTAACTCATTTTCGGTGAGCAATCCCAAAGAAAAAGCCTCAGATAGCTGAATGGCTAGAGGCTCAATGGTTGACTCATAAAACGAGTTGAAATCTTCTTCACTATATTTGTTTGCGAAGATTGGTGCCGATACGCCAAAATAGTCGAGTATTTTGGATTGTAAGAATTCGAGTGTTTCTTTGTCGATCAACTTGGGATCTACAGTTAAAGGTATGTATTCAGATTTTAAGTCAATCGGGATAATCGAGCTTCCTTTAGTACTGATAGAATCGTTGAGTGCTATATCAAAGAGCTCTCTTTGTTTCTTCTTATCTGCTTCTGAAAGCATCCCATTCATCTTGATGATTCCTTTAATCTGCATCGAAGATCTGACTGCGTTATCGATGCCTTGAAGCACATTCTCATTGATTGAGATGGTTTTTAGGATTGCTTCATGATCGCCTGATGATCCATTCCCACCAAAGATATCATTGGAAGCAAAGTACTTCCTCAAGTGGATGACATTCTCATAAGGCAGCATAAATTGTTGGCCATCCTCAAAGTAGAACTTCAAGTAATAACCATCAGCATTATCTACTATTGCTTCTACCAATATCGGCCTTAGCGGATAGAGTGCTTTAAGCCCACCATTAACAGAATCAAACATTGGATAAACAAATGCATTATCATTCAGTAGCAATAGCGTAATTACTTTATAGATAAAGTCATAAGGTGTCATGAGTGGGTTAGGCTTATGCTTCAATAAAAAAGACAGTCGACCTTGTTTCTCGGTTACTGTCTTGTCTGCTTCAGTTTTAATGTATCTTGGTTTGAGCTTAGCACACTGGCTCGCAATCCTATCAATACATATCTTGACCACATCACTCTTTGAGATGTTGTTACCAAAAGGAGTGAAGAAGGTATTGTTTTGATTCAATAACTGAAAGGTATTTGTTGAACCTTCCTTTTTCTTTCTAGTAAAAATGCCCACGAACTCACCACCTTCTAGTTAAAAACTAGAACCCCTAAAAGAAGTTCTAGTCAATATTTGTATACCTATAAGTATTATTCAAAAACTATTATTAAGTCTTATGATTGTTGTCATCTACAGCTGTACTATTGTCTTTATACTCTTTCATATCATAAGTGTTAGTCGGAACAATCTCAATCATATATGTTTTCATTAAATCTATAGTTGAATTTTTAACACTTGACATACCATTGTCTTGATTGATAAAAAATTGAGAGTAGTTTATAGTACCCTTGAATTTTTCAACATAAATCATGCAATTTTCCTCCATTCTTCTGATGCTCTTGAATCATTAATTCTTTGTCCACCATTAGCTGTTACAATAGAAAATGTACCTTGAGAAACAAACGCATGCGACCCACCAAGTGTGCTTTCAATCAAGCCTCTTTTGTAGAGATAATTGTAAGGTGCACTATTCATCGTCACTTCTTTAACGGGGTCAAATATTTCTTTCAATTTAAGTTCAGTATTAATATCAGCTAGTAACAATTTTAGTTGCTTATTTATCTCTTCACCAGAATTTTCGATGGGTAATCCAAGTTGAATAGCTTCGGTTTTATTAATGGTGTAATCATGACTTCCAGAATCACTGCATAAGAAAGAGATAATTTTTTTCTTTTGGTTTTTTTTACTCTTAGGAAAATGCATATCAAGAAGTTTCGCAGCAAGCATTTGAATTTGCTCCTTTGATCTAAAAATACTACCTATTACAAGTGGATGAATCTTTTCAGACAATTTATTGTAAATATCATGGAAATCTGAACCCTTTGAAATATTCAATTCTCTTTTTGCAAAGTTAATATAACCCTTAACATCTTCAACACTAACTGGGATTTGAATTGGTGGATTTGAATTAGGAAAAACTGGATTAAATGGCGTTGTTAACGAGGGATCAATTGGACCTAAAGTAGACTGATTAGTCATTAAAATCCTATTTGCCCCGAGACTGATTAATGTCCCTGCACTCCGAGCCTTGTTTAGAACGATTACTTCGAAATCATCACAATATTCCCTAATCATGTTAACAATATTCCAAGCAGCCAACGTGCTCCCGCCTAAAGTGTATAGAACTAAACTAATCTTTTTTGAATTGACTATAGCATCTAAATGATCAGCAAATATATCAATTACATCAGCTGCAATCTGAACTTCCATACCACGTCTATCGCCAGTAACATATAAAATTGCAGTGCTATTGCGAGATTTTCCAATCTCTTCAAGGATAATTTTTCTCTGATTGTACATGATAACCCCCAATAAATACAAATTTATTATACATTATTTGAGTTAAAACATCAATAATTCATAATATTTTCTGATTTATATGATATTTTCGTAATCAAGCTTATACCTATTCAATACTGCATAAGCAATAATCATAGCTACAGTTCCATCAATTCGCTTGTATTTGGAATTTAATTTTGAAGGTTGAATATTTCCATTCAAGTCTACTTTAGCTTGAGTATTAGATAGGCACCACTTCAAGATCGGATTATTGTCATAGTTGATCAGCTTATTCTTTAGGTCTGCTTCCAGTTGTTTCATTGGTTCCGATAAAGAGTAAACACCTTGACGAACCTTCTCCATGTTAAATCCTAATTCTTCCATTTCTTTTATCCAATATTGAGAGTTCCATGGATCGAATCCTACCCATAATGGTCTGATTTGATGTTCTTGAATCATCTTCATGAACCACTGAGTTACCAATGAGAAATCGTTCTGGCTTCCTTCAGTGAGTGTAATGAACCCTCGTTTAATCCAGATATCATAAGGGACGTTATCTTCTTCCATGCGTTTCTTGACAACATCACTTGGCATAAAGAATTGTGCTAAAACATACTTCTTGTTGTCATCCTTTTTCTGAATGACTAGAACAGCTGCAGTTAAATCGGTAGTTGAAGATAAATCGACTCCACCTATAGCATAGGAGTTCTTGAGTGTATTGAGTTCATACTTCGCTTCGTTGTTTAAGTCATCAAAAGACAACCATGCACCTTGATCGACTTGCTTGATATTAAAATCTTTACACAACATGGTCACTCTCGTTGAGTGGTCATTTTTTGATTTGTTCATCACATCTTCGAGATACGAGGAGAGTTTTACCACACCTAAACTAGGATTAGATTTCACCCAATTCTTAGGGTCATCATATATTTCTTGTGTGTTGTCTTGGGTATATAACCAGGGAAGCACACGTTCATCAGTGATTTCACCCTTCAGCATCTTTCTTGCATAGTCTAGTTTGTTATCGAGGAATCCCCCTACCGTAGTTCCTTCGGTTGTGATGATGAAGATAAGTGGTTCCTTCTTAGTTGATTGGCTTTGCTTGATGGCATCATATACTTTTGAGTCCGTCATTTCATGGACCTCATCTATGCAACCGACCTCAATGTTGTAACCATCTTTATTCCTGCTTTGAGCTGATAATTTCTTGATCTTATTCTTAGTTTTCGGAGAATAGATAAAGAAAATATTCTTTTTACTGCGTTTCTCATTTGATAGAGCAGGCGACTGTTCACGCATGTTATTGATCTCTTCAAAGAGAATGTTCGCTTGCTCACTCGTGTTTGAAGCACATACGATATCAACTCCGCCTTTGGAAAGAAAGAATTCAGCAAGGTCGATCCCTGCGATGAAGGTTGTCTTTCCATTTTTACGTGCGATGAGTAAAATGACTTCGTTAAATCGTCTTAATCCAGTCTCGGCAATCTTAAACCCATAGGCTGTTTGAATGATTGCCTTTTCCCAAAGTTCTAAGTTGAAGGGTTGTCCATTGAATGGGGACTTTGTATGCTTGCAGAAGGTTTCGATAAAATCGATTCTCATGTTTCCTGGCTTTTCATCAAAGTCATATCGAGGATTAACCATATCATCCATCAGTTTTCGAAGAGTGCTCTTTAATTCCTCTCCAGCTAGTATTTCATTGGACATCACTTTTTGGTAGTACTCAATTAAATAGTTCATGCCATATTCGCTTTCTTGAGAAACTCATCAAAAGCATCATCACCATCAATTACGTTTTTCCCCATGATTGAATTGAGTGTCTTGATGACTGTTCCATACGAGTTGATAAGCTTAGTGTAGTACTTAGCTGCTTCTGTTTGTCTTTGAGCACCTTTGCTTGAAACTTGAACAGCTCCATACTTCCTTATCTGTTCTTGAAGGACGCCAAGTTCAACCTTCATAAACGCAGCCTGCTCAATAAGGTTATCGACTAGTTGGGTTTTGGTCTCATCGACCGATGAAAAAAGCGACCGAAGTCGCTCAATCTCAATATTCACATCTTTTATTTTAGACATTTCAGTACCTCACTCAATTGACTCTTTCAACTACCTCAGGGTTTATTACTTCAATCAAATCTTCTTCTGGAATGATTGCTAACCCACCCCAAGTTCCATGTAACTGATCAAGCCCATCTATGTATTCGATGATTCCTTCACGACCGTTGTAATGGTCTTCACCCTTCATGCTAATGATTCGAATTTTATCCCCAATTTTGTACATACTGATTACCTCCTATGGTTAGTAATATATATCACTCTAAAGAGGATAAATAGCAAGTAAAAAGCGACCTAAGTCGCTTGAGTTTAAGTCTGTTTATTCAAATCCGCTTCATATCCTAGTTCCCAAAAATACATATCGAATAACTTCATAGATGGATAGTTGATTCCAGCTAAATTACTTATCTCGGTTTGTGTTTCGAGAAATTGATTTAAGTTAGCATTGTAGTGTTTTTTTAGTTGAAACAATGATCTTTCGGAAAAGTTTCTGTTAGGAATAGACTTTTGCTTTAATCCATCAATAAAATATCTATCATATGCTGGTGAACAACATAAAGTACCCAAAAGAATTTTAGAAACCAATGTGTCTGAAGCTGTCTTATTCTCGCCTTCGGTCCCATTGACGAGGTCAGTTCTATCAAAGTAACTATCTCTAATCCGATTTTTGATTTCCATCAACAGATCCACATCATTGTTATTTATTCTAGCCAAATCAAGGTCCTGCAAAGAATCGTATCTCGAATCAAGTATGATTTCTACAATTTCATTATGGAACTTAAAATCTTTTTGTAAAAGAAATGATGAACCACGTAGCATTCCCCAACTAGATAAATATGCAAATAGGTGTAGTGAAAAGTAGTCGATATCAATGTCTTTTGATTTTCTATTTTGCTTAAAAAACGTATAGCAGTGTTCCCAAGATTTGTATCTGTGATTAGGATCATTAATAATCTCTTTAAAAGCGTTGTATATCTCTTTGAGCATGATTACCTCTTTCTGGATTCTCAAAAAATCTGCCTTCCATTTTTTAATTGCCCCCCTGTGCGGTACCCTTCAAGCTAATATCAATCAAGAATGGGGGGGCATGTTTAAAAGTCAGTATTTTTAACCTTTTTAGATAATACTTTTTTAAATTCGCTTGTATTCATAACAAAGGAAAACTTATATTTTTTATCTTTTGCATGAATTATTAATCTCATGTATCTATTATAATACTCTGCTTTCACAATATCTTTATAGTTAAGAGTAATATCATTTTTAAAGTACCTCTTAATAATAATTTCGTTATTATCATAGCTAAGTGGAATTGGTCTTATAATATCTTTTCCAATCCAATAAACTGCAAATAGCATTGCTGCAGTAAAAAAGTAGGATGCAATTTCTTGGGATGAATTTACATATTCTTTTGTCGTCACCAGTCTTTCAATTAGTTTAACAGAACCTACTACTGCTAAGATAAAAACTGCATAAATTGCAGGGTTAACAAATATTTTCTTTTTCATAAAACCACCTACTTTTATAACCATTATATCAAACAATATTTACTTTACTTAGGTTTTTCTGAATTTATTAAGTTTCCATCTTTATCAAATCTTACTTCTTTACTGAAACGTTCATGCTCACGGTTATGACACTCTTTACAAAGTAGTTCCAAGTTATCTTGATTTAGGCTGACAGATGAGTCAAGGAAGTTATCAACTGTTAATCTTTCCTTGTGATGAACTTCAATACCAATTTGTCCACATCGTTCACAAAGTCCGTTGACTGTCACTATCTTAAGTTCACGAGCTGAAAGCCATGCAGGTGACTTATAGAAGTTATGCAGAACCTTTGGCTTTTTCATATGCTTGTTTTAGTTCAGCTGCTTTCACTTCTACATGTTCCCAACGAACCGGTAAGTCTTCACGTCCCATATGTCCATATGCTGCTAACTTTTGAAACTTCACTTTTTCGAACTCTAGTTCTTTCATAATATTTGCAGGTGTAAAATTAAAGTATTGTTTAACTAACTGAAGCAAGTCTTCATCAGCTAATATTCCAGTTCCAAAGGTATCAACCGAGACAGCGACTGGGTTTGCAATACCAATGGAATAGGACACGCAGACTTCGCACGTGTCGGCTAATTCTGCCGCCACAAGGGCTTTTGCTACGTATCTGGCATAATAACTTGCACTGCGGTCAACCTTGCTTACGTCTTTACCAGAAAAGGCTCCACCACCATGTTTAGCGTATCCACCATAGGTATCAACGATAATCTTTCTACCTGTTAAACCAGTGTCTCCATAAGGTCCACCAATGACGAATGCTCCTGTAGGATTGATGAGAATATTAATACCAGATAAATCCTTACCAATCATTGGTTTGAGCACTTCCTCAATGATGATTTCTTTGGCAACGATTAGATTTGCATTCGGTCTTGTCTGTGCAGATACGATGATAGTATCGTATGCGAATGGTTTTCCTTCTAAATACCTAACCGACACCTGGCATTTGCCGTCTGGACCAAAGATGTGATTGTACTTCGTTTTACGAAGCGTATCTACTTCTTTAGCAATGTCGTGTGCTACTACAATTGGAAGCGGCATCAGCTCAGGAGTTTCTTTGCAAGCAAAGCCATACATCATGCCCTGATCACCTGCACCTTGTTGATGATCTAGCGTTTCATTAACTCCTAGAGCAATGTCCGGTGATTGTTTGGATATTTTTTCAAGCACACAAAATGCATCGTCATATCCGATGTCCTTAAGTACTTGTTTTGCGATTTCTGAATACTCTACTTTTGCAGTGGTAGTTACCTCACCAAAAATAACTATTAAGTCATCCTTAATAGCTGACTCAACCGCTACTCGTGCTAATGGATCTTGTTCCAAAATGACATCGAGTATTGCATCACTGATTTGGTCGCAAATTTTATCTGGATGTCCACTAAAGACGGATTCACTGGTTATGATTTTCATGTTGTCCTCTTTCTAGCAAGAAAAAGGGAAGCCATGAGCTCCCTTTTATGCCTTAATTTAAATGTGTTATTTTATTGCTACTTTTGGAAGATAAGCCGTGTACCTAGCATAATGGTATCCTTCACTCTCAACCAGGATTCCAAAATCATGCGAGTCTGATGTGACAAATATGCAATGAAACACCGAAAGATTGTCACAAAACATATGCTCAAGATTCTCTTTGATGAAATCGTAATCGTTTAGTGGATCTTTGATAAAACATTCGAATAGGTCTTTATCGATAACCACTTCTTTTTCAATCACAAATTCATCTTGAGGTATCAGTTCGTTACTTGTTGTCTTGCGTATAAAGTTAGTTTTCATTGCTGGTAACCTCGTCAATCTTCCAAGCGGTATAGACGCTTCGATACGTGCAGTCCCAAATGTCTAGGATGATGCCGTCTTTACATACTGCCACATGACCTGACATCTTAAGAATGAATGTTCCTTTTGGGTGAAGCTCGGTGAAATCTGAACCTTTGATTCTCGGTTGACCTTTGATTGCCTTGAATATCAATCGTGGTTTGCCTTCAAAATACTTGTACAAGAACTCGGTGTTTTTGTAACTTGTGAAATTCCATTCACGCTTCTTTTGATTCAGTTCTCGTCTGCACTCCATGTAATCTTTGTTAAATGCAGTGCTGATTGCTCTAACCACACAGTCGGTTGTTTTGATTCCCTTTGGATGGGCGTTGAATTCTTTGAACATTACTTTGTCCATCCTGTGTTTAACCATTTGACTAGTTCTCTTGAGGAGTTGGTTTGAAACACTGGTTTTTCGAATCCATCCAATCTTTCAAAGGTTGTGTATTTCGTGTCGTTTCTGAAGCAGTCGATTTGTACAACGATGAGGTTGTTATTGGTTTCGATGTCAGCAATTCTAAAATCATCGTAGAGTGGACCACTGAGTGGGCAATTGTTCTTGAACCACACATAACTTGTCTCAAGGTTAACCTTTCCTCCAGCTTTGATTTGCTTGATGATGTTTCCCATCTTTTTTGTTTTGTTTGCTAGGCTTGTATCTCTACAAAACCAATCGAACCAACCTGCTTCAATTTGAGTCTTGGTGTTTTTGTTTTCAAATTCACCTGACTTGAATCTTTGAATCCATTCTGACAACTTGATTTGTTTGTCCATTATGTGACCTTCTTTCTACCTTTTGGTATGTATATATATCACTCTAAAGGCCTTTTATATCAAGTCAATTCGACACTAAATACTCACTATAGTGATAAATTTTGAAAGTCCTCGATAGTACCAACGGGTATCTTCTCGCCATTTCGGATCAGATAACAATCATCACTTGATCCTTTGTATTTGATATAGCGTTTGACAATGACATCGACAAATCTTTCATCGAGTTCCATCAATCGTGCTTTTCTTTGAAGTTGATCGGATGAAATTAAAGTTGATCCAGAACCACCGAACAAGTCTAGAACAATTTCACCAACTCTAGATGAGTTTGCAATCGCTCTTCCACAAAGTTCAAGAGGTTTCATCGTTGGATGTTCTTCATTTCGTTTAGGCTTGTTATATTCCCAGATGGTATCTTGCGTGCGGTCATCAATAAAGTAATGAGCAGCACCTTCTTTCCATCCATAGAGGATTGGTTCATGTCTCCAGTGATAATCTTGTCTACCAAGAACAAGAGCATTCTTTACCCAAACTAAGCACTCAGCCAATTTGAATCCAGCATTTTTGAAAGCCGTTCTAAAGTTGATGCCTTCGGTATCCGCATGGCATACATAGATAGCTCCACCTGGTTTTGTGTGGTCGAACATGTTCTTGAAGGCTTGAAAAAGTAAAAGATAGAAGGTATTGTCTTCCATCTTGTCGTTCATGATTTTTCCTGCTGTGCCTTCGTAGTCCACATTATAAGGAGGGTCGGTGAATGTGAGATCGACTTTTTCATCTTGAATCAGCTTATCCACGCTCTCTTTAATGGTTGCATCCCCACACATGACTCTATGATTGCCAAGCAGATAGATGTCATCCTTTTTTGTATATGGTGTCTCGGTGAGCTCTTCAGTCGGGTCAAAGTCATCATCGGTTGCGTTATCTGGAACTTTAGATTCTAAGTCTTCAAAACCAAAGACAGACATGTCCATTTCAATTGAATCAAGTTCACTCTCAAGTTTTGTAAAATCCCATGAAGCAAGTTCTGCAGTCTTGTTGTCTGCCAAACGAAATGCCTTAATTTGCCCTTCTGTGAGGTCATCAGCAACAATGCAAGGAACAGTGGCCAACCCTAGTTTAAGGCTTGCTTTGAGCCTTGTGTGGCCTGCAATGATTACATTTTCTTTCGTAATTACAATCGGAACTTTAAATCCGAATTCTTCTATGCTTTTAGCAACGGCATCGATAGCTGCCTCATTATTTCTTGGATTGTTTTCGTACTCTATCAGTTCCGAT